ATAAATAAAAATAGGGATAGCAACCCCTTTAAAAGTTCTGATTTTCACTAATCGGAGCAAAAAATGGGCAATGCAAAAGTTGATCGTGATAAAAAATACATGAGGGAAATGTGGGGAACCACAAAACTTATCACAGATTATAATTCACTTCCCGAAAAGAAGGTTCTTCAGGAAGTTATGCACGATGATTTGAATAATGAGTACAAGATTCCCAGTGATCGTTATTCAAAACATTGTGGTGGAGCACACGGGTTTGATGATTTTGTCGAAAGATGGCATGAATGACACCATAAATAAATAAAAAATCTCTTGATCAATGACAATTAGGAGGATATCAAGGTCATTTAAAGATATTAGTTTATCTTTTAATCCTCATCCAGTAACAAAAGATCTTCAAATTCTTAAGAATGAGAGTGCTATTCGTCGATCCGTAAGAAATATCGTCGAAACTATTCCTACTGAAAGATTTTTTAATTCTTCATTAGGATCTGATGTAAGAGGAAGTCTCTTTGAATTTATAGATTTCGGTACGGCATCTGTAATACAGAGTCAAATCGAAGTTGCCATTGAAAATTTTGAGCCAAGAATAGAAAATCTTGAAGTTTTTGTCAATCCAAATCCAGATCAGAATTCATTTGATGTAACAATTGTATTTGATATTGTTGGTCAAGAGATTCCGACTCAAGAATATTCATTCCTCTTAGAGGCAACAAGATAGTAATATGCCTTTCACTAAATTTACAAATCTAGACTTTGATCAGATAAAGACATCCATCAAAGATTATCTTCGTGCAAACTCTACATTCACGGATTTTGATTTTGAAGGATCAAATTTTTCAATATTAATTGATACATTAGCATATAATACTTATATTACTGCATTTAATTCAAACATGATTGTTAATGAATCCTTTTTGGATTCGGCAACTCTTCGTGAGAATGTAGTTTCTCTTGCAAGAAATATTGGATATGTCCCTCGATCAAGAACAGCAGCAAAAGCTACAATATCATTTGACATTAATGGTATTGATTCTTCACAATATAGTTCTGTCGTTCTTAGAAGGGGTCTAGTATGTACAGGAAGTGTTAATGATACTTCATATACATTCGCAACTCCAGACAACGTACAGACGACTGTAGATGCCTCTGGTACAGCTTCTTTTAATGTTGATATATTACAAGGTACATTTTTACAAAAAGAATTTAGAGTTAACTCATCTTTAGACCAAAGATTTATTTTAGATAATTCATATATTGATACTTCTACGATATCAGTATATGTTAGTGATGAGGAGGGTGTTCTTGGCAATGAATATACTTTGGTTGATAATATTTTTAATGTAAATTCCGAATCAAGAATATTTTTAATTCAGGAAATACAGGATGAAAAATATGAGTTGTTATTTGGTGATGGATTTATTGGCAAAAAACTTGAAAATGGTGCAATTATAACGGTCAATTATATTGTTACTGACGGTAAAGATGGTAATGGTGCCGGTGGTAAATCTGGACAAGAGAATATATTTTCATTTGCTGGAACAATAATTGATAATACTGATAATGAAAATAATATTTCTCCTGGAACAGTAATTATAAAAACTGAACAGAATGCCATAAATGGATCTGATTCAGAATCTATAAGTTCAATCAAATATTTTGCTCCAAGAATTTACTCTTCTCAATATAGAGCAGTAACTTCAAGAGATTATGAATCGATTATAAAAAAGATTTATCCCAATACAGAATCTGTTTCAATTATTGGTGGTGAGGAATTGGACCCACCAGAGTTTGGAACTGTTTCAATTATTATTAAACCAAAGAACGGAACGTTTGTTTCTGATTTTAACAAAAGAAGAATTCTGTCAGATTTAAAACAATATAGTATTTCTGGAATTAATCAAAAAATATTAGATTTAAAATTATTATATGTTGAAATAGATTCATCAATTTATTTTAACTATTCTCAGGTGTCGGCAGAGGAATCCTTAAAAACAAAAGTAATCAATTCTTTAACAAAGTATTCAGAATCTGTTGACTTAAATATTTTTGGTGGAAGATTAAAATACAGTAAATTACTTCAGGTTATTGATTCTACAGACACTGCAATAACTTCAAATATAACAAAGATACGAATAAGAAGAGATTTGAAAGCAGCATTAAATCAATTTGCTCAATATGAGTTGTGTTTTGGTAATCAATTCCATGTCAATTTGGGTGGATATAATATAAAATCTACCGGATTTAAAATTAGTGGAGAAACAGACACTGTTCACTTTACTGATGTTCCAAATGAAGATAAAAAAACTGGAGTTATATCAATAGTAAAACCAGTCGGAGATACAAATAGAGTTATTGTGAAATCAGCAGGAACTGTTGATTATGTTAAGGGAGAAATTGTACTAACAACTATAAACATAACTTCTACATCGGTAGAAGGTGGAATTATTGAAATTCAGGCATTTCCAGAATCCAATGATGTGATAGGTTTGAAAGATCTTTATTTAAATTTTGATATCTCAAAAAGCACAATAAATATGGTAAGGGATGTGATTGCTTCTGGTGATGAAATTTCTGGAACATTATTTGTAAACGATTTTTATACATCAAGTTATTCAAACGGAAATTTAGTAAGAAAGTAATATGATACAAACAGGGTTTGAATCTAGAGTAAAGGTTCAAGATATTATTGAGAATCAAATTCCAAGTTTTATCTTGGATGAAAGTCCAAATGCATCCACCTTCTTAGAGCAATATTATATTTCTCAAGAATATCAAGGTGGTCCATCTGATATTGCTGAAAATTTAGATCAATATTTAAAAGTTGATAATTTAACACCAGAAGTTGTTGTCGATAGCACACTAGTTACTTCCGGAATTAGCTCAACTGATACAACAATATATGTTTCTAGTACAAAGGGATTTCCAAATAAGTATGGGTTATTAAAAATAAATGATGAAATCATAACTTATAGTGGGATATCTACAAATACTTTTACAGGATGTATACGTGGATTTTCTGGAATTATCAGTTATCATCAAGATTTAAATCAAGAGGAATTGGTATTTTCCACTTCTAATGTAAGTTCTCATTTATCAAATACTTCTGTACAAAATTTAAGTTCTTTATTTTTAAAAGAATTTTATAAAAAACTAAAGAAAACATTTACACCTGGACTTGAGGATAGTGTTTTTGTTTCTGACATTGATGCAGGAAATTTTATTAAAGAAGCAAGGACATTCTATGAAGCAAAAGGAACAGATGAATCGTTTAGAATATTGTTTAATGTTCTTTATGGCGTAACACCTAAAATCATAAATTTAGAGGATTATTTAATTAAACCATCTTCTTCAGATTATGGTAGAAGAGAAGTTATTATTGCGGATGTTATATCTGGAAATCCTTTAAATTTAGTTGGGCAGACAATTCAAAAAAAATCAGATACCTCAATAAGTGCAATTATATCTGAAGTAGAACCGTTTACGAGAAATAATAAGCAATATTTTAAAATTTCATTATTCATTGGTTACGGTGATGACACAACAATAGAAGGTGATTTTGTTGTTACTCCCAATACAAAATGTTTAGAAACTGCTGGTTCTGGTTCTAGTATCCTTACTGTAGATTCTACAGTAGGATTTAGTGCAACAGGAACTATATTTTCAGGTAGTAATGAGATTACATACACAAGTAAAAGTATAAATCAATTTTTTGGTTGCAGTGGGATTGTAAATACAATTAATCCTACTGACAATATATTATCAGATCAAACTTACTTTGGGTATGAAGATGGTGATACTTCAAAAAAAGTCGAATTAATAATTACAGGTTCAATTTCTGATTTTATTCAGATATCTGAAAATTTAAAAGTAGATGAAGGTGATAATATATTTGTTGATAATATAGGAGAAGTAATAAAAAATCCAACAACAAATAAAACATATAAAGAATTATTTGCAAATAGTTGGATTTATAACACTAGAAGTAGTTTTGGTATAGAAAAATCTGTAGGAGATAGTAGTTTTGATGTAACTACTCCCATTGATAGGGCATCTCTAAAGAAAGGTGATCAAGTAGAAATATTAAAAAGAGGGTCTAATGTTGTAGAGTTAACTGCTTTTGTAAATAATATTGTAGATGAATATAGAGTAGACATATCGGGACAATTTTCCATTGGTCTGGGAACTGAATATATCTTTAGAAGAAAATTGAGAACTCCCTCAAGTAATGGGACACCACTAGAATCTAATAAGTTGTTTTCTGATGTACAAAATGTATATAATGAAAATAATGAATTCATGTATGTTGCATCCAATTCATTACCTTCAATTGATTTAAATCCAGATCCAAACAAAACATCCCCATATTCTTATAAAATCCCTACAACAATTCAAACTTCCAATATTATTGGAATAGCAAATAGTTTATCAGACAAAGAAACATACACTGAGATAAATTTAGGATCCGTTCCATTTTTTACTGGAGAGGAAATTACTTATCAACCTGCCGGAACTCCTATAGTTGGACTGGAAACTGGTAATTATTTTGTTGAAAAAGTAAGTGCTTCAAATGTAAGATTATACTTTTCAAGATCATTTATTGGTGGATCAGATTACATAACATTCAAGGAACCTTCTGGTGGGGTTAATATAAATGATACTTTAAGTTTAAGATCACAAAATAGTAACTTAATTGGGCCACAAAAACTTCTGAAAAAATTTCCATTATCTGTCAATACTAAAGACAGTAAAAATGAATCAACAGTTCCTGGTGGAATTGGAATGTTGATTAATGGTGTGGAAATTTCAAATTACAAATCTGTTGATAAAGTATATTATGGACCTTTAGACTCTATCAAAGTTTTGAACGGTGGAACTGGATATGACGTAATTAATTTACCTCAAGTAACAGTATCTAATGGACTTGGGGTGACTGCATTAGTTCAACCAGTAATTAGTGGTTCTTTTGAAAGGGTTTCTGTAGATTCTCAGGAATTTGATATTGATAAGGTAGTATCCATTGGTGTTAGTGGTGGAAATGGATCGGGAGCTGTTTTTGAAGCATCTTTAGCAAAAAGGTTTAGAAATATTTTCTTTGATGCTAGAACAACAGTAAATGGTGGTGGAATTAATACTGTAGGAGAAACTTTAACATTTCTTTCAGACCATAGTTTTGATGATGGGCAGGAAATAATTTATAATAATCAAGGAAATGTTTCATTAGGTATTGGGACATTAGAATCCTCTACAGAGACATTAATCAATAATGGATCATATTTTGTTGAGGTTTTGAATAATAGAGCGATTAAATTATTTAATACAAAGAGTGATTCTTTGAGTGGTATAAACACCGTTGGATTTACAACATCAAATAAGAGTGGTATTCATAAGTTTACACCAGCGACTTCAAAAACAGGTATAGAAGATATTAAAATTATTAATCGTGGTAGTGGATATACAAATAGAAAATTAATTGTAAAACCATCTGGAATATCCACTAATTTTGATACTGTTTATTTTAAAGACCATAATTTCAGTAATGGCGATTTAGTAGAATATACTTTTGAAACTACTACAATTACCGGATTATCATCTAGTAATCAATACTATGTTTTAAAAGTTGATGATGATTATTTTAAATTATCTGATGCCGGAATTGGTGGTACGATAACATCAAATTTCGAAACAAAAAAATACGTAGACTTTACTTCTCAAGGTGAAGGATATCAATATTTTAAATATCCAGATATCTCTGTCAATTTAACGTTCATTCCAGTTGGTGTAGGAACTACAACTCAAAATCAAACAGTTACCTTAACACCTACAGTCAGAGGTAGTATTATAGATTCTTATTTGTATGAACCAGGAACTGGATATGGTGCTTCTGTTATAAATTTTGAGAAGAAACCAATAGTTAGTATAAAAACTGGTGTAAATGCAGAATTGGTTCCAAATATTGTCAATGGTACGATTGATAGTGTTAGAATTGAATATGGTGGAAAAGATTACTATTCTGAACCTAATCTTATAGTTTCTGATTCTTCAAGTTCTGGAAGTGGGGCAAAACTTAGAGCTGTTATTTCTAATGGACGAATAAGTGATGTAAAAGTTTTAACTGCTGGTATTGGATATTCTGCATCTTCAACATCCATTCAGGTAAAGTCTGCAGGTTCTAATGCTTTATTTGATTCTAATGTCAGACAATTAACTATTAATAATGTAGCAAGGTTTGGAAATGAACTTCTAACTCCTTCAGAAAATAATTTGCAGTATTCTGTTTGTGGATATTCTGATAATTTTTTAAATGTACCAGAAATTAATGGATCACACTCAAAGATCATTGGATGGGCATATGATGGTAATCCAATTTATGGTTCTTATGGTTATTCTAATGCTGGTTTTTCTACAAATTCGGTTCTTTTAACATCTGGATATGCTTTAGATACATCAAATATTATCGATAGACCATCCGTAAGTGATTTTGACCCAGGATTTTTCGTTGAAGATTATAAATTTACTGGTTCCGGAGATTTGGATCAATATAATGGTAGATTTACAAAAACACCAGAATTTAAAGATGGTGTGTATGCATACTTTGCTCTAATTGATTCTAATGGAAATTCAGTATTCCCATATTTTATAGGCAATAATTATAAATCTGATTATGTAGAAGATAATTTATTACTTAATCAGGAATTTGATTTTACAAGTTCAGATTTGATTAGAAATACTTTCCCATATAATATTAATGATAAAAAATCTGATTATGATTTCGTTTATGAAACGAGTGAACTTTCCAATCAGACTGTAGAAATCGAATCTGTTACCGATGGTACAATAACTGGATTTGATATTTTAAATTCAGGTTCAAATTATAAAGTTAATGATACCTTGAAATTTGATGGTGATGGTGGATTATCTGCTGTTGTTTCTTCTATTGAAGGCAAAGATATTGTTGATGTAAATACAACTGTTTTATCTTACAATAATTCAATATTTACTTGGAATAATTCAAGAGAAGTTGAAGTAACGATATTGCCAAATCATGATCTTGTAAATGGCGATACAGTTTCCATCTCAGGATTATCAACATATTCAAAATTAAATAATACCTTTAATATTGAAATATCTTCATATACTGCCAATCTTCAAACAAATATATTATCAGCTTCTTCTATAGGAACAACTGAAATTAGTGTTTCGAATGTACCACCAGTTTCAGTTGGTAGTAGTATAGGTATAGGAACAGAGACATTATCAATTTTAAATATTTACAGAAAAGATAAAATTCTTACTGTTAAGAGAGGTCTTACAAATGTAGGACATTCTACCGGAACTTCTATAATATTTACTCCAGACTCTTTTACTATTCCGGTAGAAATGGATTATTTTGACTCCAGAGTTAATAGTAAAGTTTATTTTAATCCTACAAAGTCTGTAGGATATGGAACAGAAGTGGGTGTTTCTACCTCAGTAACCTTTAATTTTGGAATAACAACCACTACTAGAGATATTCTTTCACAATCAATTTTTATTCCAAATCATCCATTTAGTGATAATCAAAAATTATTCATCACTAATCCTGGTGCTGTACTTTCAGTGTCAACTACTAGTGATGGATCTCCATTTTCTCTACCAACTACTGTTTATGCTACCAGTAAGGGAAAAGATATTATTGGTATAAAGACGGGAATAGGAGTTTCCTTCTCTGAACTATTTTTCCGTGGAGGAGGATCAGACAATGATGAATATTTATTCGAAAGTGATTTTGAACAGGTAACTGGAAATGTAAAGAGACAAAAGACAACAGTTTCTGTTTCAACTGCTCATGAGTTATCTAATGGTGATGTAGTCAATCTTACTCTTCAACCAAGTCTTAATGTTGGTATTGGAACCTCTACGGGAGTCAGATTAAAAGTAAATTCTAGTAATCAAAAATTAGTAGTTAATTCTATCGGTTTTAATTCCACAGGAATTAATACTTCAACAGATACTTTTAATATAAATTCGCATAATTTTAAAACGGGCGATAAAGTATCCTATTCATCAGATTTACTTCCTCTTGGTTTAAATAATTCCGAATATTACATTTATAAAGTAGATGATAATAATTTTAAATTAGCAGAAACATATTATAATTCTGTATTACCATCTCCATCAATTATTGGAATTGGATCAACTGGAGGAGCATCTCAAACTATAGAATTAATCAATTCCCAAATAAAAGTTACAAGAGGAAATAATTTAGTATTTGATATTTCAGACTCTTCATTATCTGGTTATAATCTAAAAATTTACACTGATAAAGAATTTGGGAATGAATTTGTTTCTACAGGTTCTACAACTAATTTTAATGTTGTTTCTACTGGATCCTCAGTAACCATTAATTACAGTGAAAATCTTCCCACTAAACTTTATTATAATTTAGAAAAATCTGGTTATATTAGTACTGCTGATACTGATGTTAAAAATTATAATGAAATTTTATATGTAGATAGTGTATATACTAATGATTATAAAATTTCTGGTGTTGGTAATACTACTTTTGATGTGGTATTGAGTAGAAACCCTGAAAGAGATTCATATAAAAAAGAAGAATGTGATATTTTAAAATACGATACATCGTCAACTTCAGAAAAAGGTGGGATTAGTAAAATTAAAATTATGTCCAGTGGGTCTGGATATAAGAAACTTCCAATTTTAACCGGATCTGGAACTACCGTTGGTCAAGATGCATATATTGTTTCAAAATCCAATACAATTGGTGATATAAACCAAATAAGAGTTGTTAATGAAGGATTCCAATATCCCTCAGATAGTACCTTACAACCATCTGCTTATATTTCGCCACTAGTAACTTTAAGTGATTCTAATACTATCGGTATTGTTTCAGTAACTAATGGTGGAAAAGGATATACTGAACCCCCATCAATAATTATTGTAAATCCAACTACTAAGAAAATAATTGATAGTGGATTATTAGAATCTGAATTGACTGGTAGTTCTATTTCTTTAGTTAAAGTTGTTTCTGAACCAAAAGGTCTTCCAGCATCTGAGGTAGAACTTTATTCCACTAATAACACTAATGGTGTCAGTATTCTTAGAGTAGAATCTAATAATACAGGCATCTTTACATGTGTAATTACAACACCAACATTAGCTGATGCATTTAGACCATTTTCATCTGGAGATAAAGTTTTTATTGAAGGTATTGTCGGTTACAGTACAGATGGATCTGGATTTAATTCTGCTGATTATGATTATAAATTCTTATCTGTAGAAGAATATAATGTTGATAGCATACCACATAAAGTTAAGATAAATGTATCCGGACTAACAACTAATACTGGTATTGCTAAAACAGTTCAAGACTCACTGGCAAATATCATAAA